CTTTTTAGCAAGGGAATCATTCAGAATATCACGAATCAAGCTCGTGCGGTAGTTATTCCAGTTGCCTTTCTCCTCGACGAATTTATCACTTGGGCAGAATTTTACATCTTTTGCCCACGGCGTTGCCATAATTGCCAGCATGCCGCCGTCAGGGTGATTCGGGTCAAGGCATACCCACTCGAAGCCTTTGAACATGAAGTGTTCTCCAGGGCGCAGGGATGTGATGTTAGTCATTGTCGGTCACCTCCTCAAGCCAGTATTCGCGGCGGCAACCATCGCAGTTTCTCAGGTCACATTTACCGCAAAGGCTAACTTCAATACAACAAGGGCGAATGTCCAAAATTCCACAATTATCTATTCTGGCATTGGGAAACAGTTTCAAGAACTCGTCCTGCCTGGTTTTGACTGGATAGTCTTTTGCCCATTGCTCGACTTTTGAAACTGTTTCCTTAATGCTTTTAACTGAATAGTCGTCGAACCCAACCGTGCATATTCCCTCTTTATAAACAGGACATTCCTTGCAGCGTAGATTTTTGCATAACCTGTTTACCGTCTTAACAAATTCAACTGCATCCATCAGTAAATCTCCTTCCAATATTTTTCGCGGCATTTATGGCAATCCATTCTGTCGCAAGGTTGTTTCCAGCCATTGTCGATAATCTTCGGACAGACCAGAATTGTTCCATCAACGATAGGCGCATCCGGGAACAATTTCAAAAATTTGCTCTGCCGTGTTTCTTTTGGATGCTCTCTGCCCCATTGTTCAACTCTTGCAACGTACCGTTCGATAGTTTCATCATCAGCGTAAGGGCTGGAGCCGTCGGGCATGTTAGGATTCCAACCGCTTTCATTGAAATAGCGGCGGCGCAGTTTCAGAAATTCAACAGCGTCCATTACTCATCAATCTCCTCTAGCCAATATGCCTTACGGCAAGCGTAGCAATCATTGCTGTATTTCTTGCATCGTGCGCTCGAAAATCCATAGGTCGGATAATCTGGGCATTGATCAATGACGCCGTTTTTATCAAGCGGGGCGTATGGAAACTGTTCAAGCATTCTGTCCTGACGAATAACCTTGCGCGGAAGCGGGTTGTTTTTGCCCCACTGTTCGACTTTATCAATCAGCCGATCAATATCCGTAATTGCACCGGGATAACACCCGTCTGCAATCATCACACAGTCATCACACGATGTATTATTACAATATCGTATAAAACACTTCAAAAATTCTTTAGCGTCCATAGTCTTCCTCCCAATACTTGTCCCAATATGCTGGCCCATGTGGTTCTTCTGACCAGTATTCATGCTTGCAGGTAGCGCAATCGCTTTTGAAAATCTCACAAGGGAACAATCCGTTATCGTAATAATTATCTTCACCATAATCTTCTGGGCAAAGATCCGGGTCGCCATTGGCGTTAATGGGCGAAGTTGGAAGGGAGCGCAGCAGACGGTCTTTGCGGGTCTCTTTGGCCGGATGGTCCTTATTGTATTGTTCAACAGCCTTTATTGTGTCAAGGAACAAAGCATCTGAGCATTCGCTAAAGTTATTGTTGCAAAAATCGTGTATTGGGCAGCAGGTGCATTGACCGCGCTTGTTGCACATGCGCTTGGCCGTTTTTAAGAATTGTAGTGCATCCATTAGTCGAGCACCTCCTCTATATAGTGTTTTCTTTCTTCTTTAAGTTCATCCGGTGTGGTAATATACTCGCAATATCCCGGAAAGATCTGGTCGTCTCTGTAATACCTGCAATCGAATAAGGCATAGAACGGGCAATCCCAGCAGCCAATAGGTCGTTCGTCTAATACAATTCGTGCCATCAGTGCGCCTCCTTTGTCAGCCTTCTGGCTATCTCGTTGATGTTATCTGTAGATGTTTTGATTTTGTCATAGGCATCTACCTTCTGCTTTTCTATGGCGGCAAGGTCGCGGGCTAGGTCATCGCGCATCATGGCGTAAAGCTTTGCCTGCTCTTCATATTTTTTGACCCGCTTGGCCCTTTCGTGCGCTAAGTCCTTTTCTGTTATATGCTCATCGACCAGGCTTAGCGCCCGCATAAAGTCCAGAAAGTTTAGAGAAAACCTCTTACCGCGATATTCAAACCCATAAGAAGGAAAGTAAATCTGCGAATCGATAAATTTGAAATTCTCAGGGTGCAGCTTATACATTTTTTTAAATGTACTGTATGGAATACGCGGGATGTTGTCAAAAGCACTGTCTACCTGTTTGTGATAGGCAAGCAGTTCTACGAGCGGGAAGTTGTCGTAACAAAATATGAAGACGCAAATAGTTAAGCCACAAATAACGGCGCATACGATAAGCGCAAAAGCAAACATATTGGAGTCTTCTTTACCCTCGTTCTTAAAGAGTTCCGCAGCCACGCGATACTCGGTATACGTATAAGCAATGGAGCTAATGCTAGCTAAAACGAGACACGCCGCAGACAGTATTGATGGCATTAAAAGTCCGGGTAGCTTATAAATCTCATGTGTCTGGCCTGATGTCCGCACAAACACTATGGTTGCGACAATAAATAT